AGAAGAGATAACCACCATGGAGAAATCGGTTCCACTTTATCCACGATTTTCTTAACATAATCGTGATCCTCAGTTGATTGAACTCTTGCAGAAGAGGATGTTTCTTCTGAGACTGGAACACGAGCTTCAGGATAACCGATAATGTTCTTTGCAAGTGTTTCACTGTTCAATCTAATAATGGTAGCATAAGAAGGATTCCAAGTTGTTTCTAGTTCCTGTGCCGCTTGGATGTTTTGATCATTTAGAATTTTATCTGCTTCTGTCGAACAAGAGCAGAGAAGAAGAAGTAGTAGCCACCGCATTTTACGATCTCCTTAATAGTAAAAGGTGATTGTTGGTTGGTAATTGGGAAGGAATCGAATCGTCTTAGTCAAATTCGTTTCATGGTTTCCTAATTCACCAAATCCATCTAGCCACATTACTACATAGTAGTGATTTATTGAGGTATTGAAACTCTTTACTTTATCAATCACCTCTTCTGTTAATCCTAGATTAGATGTATAAATGCTATCGTGGTATGAAACCTTCATATCAGGAGTTAGTGCATAAATTGAATACCCATTTAGAGTAGAAACATCTTGTGTAAAGAAAAGGTTCAATGTTCCTGTTAATTCGTTGCTGTCAAAAGTATTATAATAGATATAATATAAGGAATTGATTTTCCCATTCTTGATTGTTGGGTAGATTGTTCCTGGAGAAGAAGCAAACTTTGAATATCCACATCTAAAATTAACATAATACTTTGAACTTATTGGGTTGTAACTATAGTCGTCAACTCCAAGATGACCAATAGCTGGAATTGCTCTTGCTAACATAGCAGAAACGCCGCTCCCAATTGCAACATATCTATCTGCATTAGAAAGTGTATCTGAATAGAAACATAGTGTAGTATCTATAATATAAGGTGTAGTGAAACTTGTCAAACTTGCTACAACAAAAGTATACCAATTCTCAATAGTAAGAGAAGTTATTATTGCTGTTACAGCTCCGTTATCTACTCTTAGGTTAAAAGTTTTTGTTCCAGCTGTCCACCCTGTTCCTGTTGAAGTAGGTGTAATGGTGTCATTTGGATCTGTGCTTTCGAACCGTAGAGGAGTATCGGTATTGTAAGAAGTATCTACAATTCCATTTGCGTGATGTGCAGTAATTGTAACAGTATAATTAGTGTTTCTATTGATGAAGGGCTTAAAAGTTAGAGTAAAATAAGGAAGTAAGAAGTATTTTTCTACTTCTTCTGTAACTGTAGAAGAATCTGTAACAATGTTGTTCGCGTTATGTAAGACTAGTTCTTCTGAAACATGTCCGTTATCAAGAACAGTTGTTCCTCCGAGTTGCATCTTATAAGTAAGGGAATTACTTATATTAACAGAGATAGCATAAAGAAGAGCAGTAGAAGAAACATCATCTCCTTCAATACTTACCGTTCCTTGCCATCTTCCATTAACAAGATCTACAACAAACAGTTCGTCTCCAACTGTGTCTTTTAACCAGTCCGATGAACTTGTTGACGAGAATTTTAGCTGTGCCTGTTGTGTTAATGGAACGATTGTGTTTGTGTCATCCCACACTTCAATAGCTAAATCGAAAGTTGTTCCTTTTTCCATTGAAGCTGGAGGAAGAGTAGTAAATACTAGGTGAAGAGCTGTGTCAACAATCGAGAAAGCTGTTGATGTTGTTCCAACATAATCACCAACATCTGGAAGAACGATAACATTATTATCGTTTGAACCTGCTCCACCGTTGAACTTAGTGAGAAGACTTATTTCACCTTCTACAATAGAAACTGATGATATTGGATCTGAAGAATTATCTAGGATCTCATCTCTTAGATCAGCTGGCAAGAAGCTAATGGGAACATTAATGTCTGTATTAACTTTTGCACCGTTCTGATCAACCAATTGATAAGTTACTAGCTTAGTTTCACCTCTTACGAAAATAGCAGGACAAGATGAAACTTTTAGATAGTAGATCGGGGAAGCTGTACTTGTTGGATCTGGGTAAGTTACTAAGGATATTCCTGAGGATGGATCTTCTGGAGCAACAAAAGAATCATCCGGTGTTCCATATCCTGGGCTCCCATTTGTATCAGCTGGAACACCATTTATTGTCCCTCGATCATCTTCAGGAACAGCAGTGCTTCCGTTTGTTCCAGGGAATACTCCAGGGTCAACAGTTGTTTCACCAGCTTTAATAGCTAGTGTTGTGCCGAGTTTGTAAGTATCGTTCTCTTTTGTTGTAGTCTCGATTGTCCCTAACCAGTTCGTTCCTACTACAGCATGGTTAGCAGTTATTCCATCAAACACCTCTAGTGGAAGATTCTCAATAAAAGTTGTTAGGGACAGCTTTTGCCAGTTGTTTGTTTTTCTATATCCCCAGAACCAGAGAGTCTTACGAACAAGAGATTCGGTATTGTAGATATAGATGTCGATATTGTCCTTATAAAGACCTGTTCCATTCCGATAGATTAAGTTCCTCTTCTCTGATTGTAAATCAGGTCTCCAAGTTCCTGTTAATTGATAGATATTGTCAGAAGACAAACCAAGAGATAATGTCTTCATTAAGGTATTGGATTCATTTAATGTACAAACTGAGGCTGGGATAGTAGCAAGATATACAACGGAGAAAGTCTGCCCATTAAATTTTAACCCTAGTCGTGACTGATAGCAAATTTCTTCTATTGCCTTAATTGCGTCAATCTGACTTGTGTATGCAAAATTTACTGGGAACTTCTCCATTTCCGTTCTGACATTGTCGAAAGAAGCATCGTAATCGTAATCTGTATATATGTCGATAATATATTTCAGAGCGTCTATAACATTGGATTTACCAGATGAAACAGTAACAAACAGTTCGTCGCTCCAACCTTCGTTCTTTTCTTCACCTTGGTCAATATATGTTCTTTTACTTAGCTCGATTGGGAAAGTTAAGATAGTTGGTTCACCTAGATCTATTGAAAAATAAGAAGAAGAAACTTGAGTCATTACTCCGTCTTTCATCGCGGAAACTCCCTTAATGGCATAAGAGGAGGATCCATTAACAATATACTGAATCTGTGGTGTGCTTAGGATTGTTCTTACTGCAGCACCGCTCTGTATAACAAAATCTCCAACTGGCCAGATATAACCCCAACCAACACGAGTATCGTTAACAGATCTCCATTGGATAGATTCATTGTTAGGCCAATTCCTGGGAGCAACTTTTGCAAAATAAAGAGTCCCACTTATTGTAGTAGGAACCTTTGTCGGGAAAAATTTAATGGTACTCCCGAAGACTGCTCCATATACTGTTTGACCTGCGGCTGGACAATAGAACCAATAGGCATTTGCATTATCAGGAACCTTTCCTCCAGGGCTTGTCCAGATTGCTGGATATTCAATATACGTATTTGGTCCAAGAGTAATCGAAGAAGCTAATGTTACCTGTCCAAGATGTGTAATTGTTCCTGTGAAAATGTCGCCATTAAAAGCTCCTGAATAGGCAACTGTATTATCTATTAGGATATTACCGGTATTGAATTTACCACCATCGTTGACTCCAAAAGTAGTAGTATTAGAAGTGATTATTTCTTTTGTTGTTCCTGTGTTAGGTTCCTTGATGATCTGGACAGGAACATTGATTGGAGTACCGAAACAAAGAGGAAGAACTGCGTCTGTGTCTTGATAGTATCTTAGAAGATCTCGATCTCTTGTAAGAGTTTCTACTGAAAAAGACAGTGTTCTTTCTCCCTCATCCCAGATTGGATTAACAATAACTCCAGATAAAAGAAGAAGAAGATCACTAAGAGCGAGACCGTCATAATACTGATATACCTTGCAATTAGTATTATTCATATTAAGATTGCGGAAAATTGTTCTAAGTTCGCCCGAAGTATCGTCTAAAGAAAAAGAGGCAGTATTTACAGTCATTGAGCTTACTGTTTTCTGTGTCTCACTCAATACTGGTTGCTCTAGGAAAACTCCCTTAACAGGAGTAGTTCCAAGAGTAAAAGTCAGATCAGAATAGAATACGCTACCCGTTGACCAGAGAATCTCTAGGATTACTCTTGGCTTACTTGCGTATTGTTTGGCTAGTTCGCTAGCCATTTGTCCAGTTATCGTTCGCATTTTTTTTCTCCTAAAGACTGGTAATCTCTAAGTCCAGATCGACTATTGGCCCACAAGAAGAATCAGCCACTTTTACAGGTGTTAAGATGATGTTTTTTATTTTAACTATTTGAGGAGTTGCCCAATACCCAGTAAGAGTTAGAACATCAGAAAGATGACTCGCTAAGAAAGTCTTTATTGCTTCGATGTTTCTTACGCTCTTGAAGCTCAAGAGACTAGAAACATAATACTGGGTAGAGCAATATGACCTATATGTTCCACTCATCGTTTGGTGTATTCTGGTTGTGTTATCTATTGTTTCATCAAGTGGATACTGTTGACAGCGAAGAGTCACACTGTCTGTTCCAGATGTGAATGTTATCATTATTTTGTCCCCTCAAAAGTAAAAGCGATACTCCAAGAACAACCTCCTGAATAAGTTGTCTTGAATGGTGATTTTGCGAACCCTGTCCAAGTTTCTAATACAGCCCCTTGTGCAGTTGCTCTTGTTAGTGTAACTGGGTAACCATTATATGTATCTAAGAAAATTATCCAATCGTCTCTTTCGTCTTGACTAAGAGAGATAATCTCTACACCAAGAGAAAGAGTCCAGGGAAAAGCATTAAGTGATTTTACTTCTCCATCTATACTCGTGCTTCTTGAAATAGCATTAGTGTTCCACTCTTCAGTACAGAAGTTTGAAGAACCGGACACACTTGAGAGAAGGTAGGATAATGTTATCATTTTATCCTCCTAAGGTAACCTTATATCGTACGGAAATAATATCCCCTAATTCCAGTGCTTGAGCGGTTGAAAACTTAGTTGCACACCATAAGCTTCCGGTAGTGGCTAATTTTGTTGGAATATCAAAGAGAGCAATACCAACAACACTACAAGTTGCATTAGTTGTAAATGTGATCTTGGAAGAGTTATATGCAGTAACATTTAATGTTACAGGGTCTATTGTGTCTGGTGGCCAGATCGGTCTAGTAGCGTTAGCGTAAGATACTAGTTCCGTCCATCCCTTACTTGATGGAGTGTCAGCATAATTAGTAACACATGCAGGAACACTACCATCGAGAAGACCCATATACCAGGTCTTTGTTGTTGCACCCAAGAATCCTAATCCAGCTCGAAGCATAAGATCCTTGCCTTGATTCATGATAGTATTAGGACTTTCAAACCTAATGACAGCATTAGACTTGACAATCTCTATTTCATAGATTCCTTTTATCGTAAGCATTTATTTTCTCCTGAAAAGAGGAGACCGTCTTTTAAGACGGTCTCCTAGTAAAATTTACGACATTGCTACTAATCCTCTAGCTACCTCTCTCTTGATTCCCATTGCGATAGCCTTGACTGTAGCCTCCGAAGTGTTTCCGCCATTTACAGTGATATTGATTGGGGTATTGTTTGTTACGCTCGCAGGTGATTTATATGTTCCACTTGGTGTCTCTATGTTATATACTCCATAGTTTTGTTTCTTATTAGAAAGAGGACTACTTGTTGGAACATTTGATTCAGAATTAGCTAATCTTACTGCATCAGGTACATATCCCCTACCTCCAGTATCAACGCCATAACCAGGAGTAGACTTTCTCTTCGCAAGGATATAGTCAGCTTCTGCTCGAACCTTAGCATCATAGTAATCTGGTTCTGCTTGGTCAATGTTGCCATTAAGATCGCGGACAACAGAAGGTATTTTAGGAGGTAACGAGATAGGTATTTCTGGTACATTCTTATTGATAGTTTGTGTACTTTGTAAGGAACTCATTGTTTGTTTCACAGCTTGTTCAAGTCCTTGTAACGCGTTTGTTGCTGCTTCTATTGCTGGAACTTCACCTCTCTGGATTTGTATAAGTTCCTTTTCTAGTGCCTTCTGTATCTCTATTGCCTCTTGGTATCGTTTTACAGTTCCTGTCATTAGATAGAAATCTTCTAGTGCTTTTTTATCTGCAAAGGCTTGTTTTTTTCTTGCCTCTGCAGTTGCAAGTCTAGCTCTTTCATCCTCTTTACGATCTAAGAATGCTCCTCTACTCTCTCCATCTTTTCGAATTATGTCTTTTGGTATTGTATCAATAAAATCAATTTCTCTCTGGGCTTGCTTAATTTTAGCTTCTTTCTCTGCTATTAATTTATTGTAATCAATTTCTTCAAATAATCCTCTTTTATATGTTAAGGATTCCCCTTCCGTTATTCTAAGGGGTGTTTCTGTTGCATTTTTAATTGCGGACTTTAATTCTTCCTTTTTAAGCTTATCGAGAACTTTATTATGGTCTGCTATTTCTTTTTCCAGTGCTTCTGTTCGAGAGGTTCTTGCTTCTTTAGTTTCTTCTAAGTCAATCTTAGTAGCAGCTTCAGCTGCTTTCTTTACTTCAATTTGTTGTAATTCTTTGAACTTGTCAGAACTAGGTAATCCAGCAGCTTCAGCCATTCCAGCTGCATCTGCGAATAACTTAGCCCGTTGATCTATTAAAACCTTAACACGCTCGAAGTCTTTTGCTTCTGTTGCTTTAGATATTGCCTTATCTACTTCATCACTCTCCACCTGCTTCAAGAACATTCTATATTCAGATAACTTACGCTCATTCTCCATCTTCTTCTGGAACTCAGAAACTTCATATGCTTCAGCTTCTGCTCTTTGAGCTTGTAAGACCTGAACATACTCCTGTTGCATCCTCTTCAGTTCTTGCTGGTATTGGAGACCAGTTTCTATAGATGAGGTTTTCTTTGCCTCAGATTCAGCCTTCTCTAACTCGCTCTTGGCTTTCTTAAGATCATTTATTTGCTTAAGGAAAGGCTCGACATCCTTCCCTGTTGCCTTAGTTTCTCTTAACCGTTGAAGTTGTCGTTGTAGTTCAAGTTCTTCTTCTTGAATCTTATTTCTTGAATCTGAGAGTGTTTTAGCATCAGCTATTCTCTTACTATTGATGTTCTTGTCGAATTCATTTAGTTTCTTCAATGTCTCCATTGCTTCTCTAAATGCTTCTTTTTGTCCCTCAAATCCAATCTCAGGATTAACGGCTGAGGCTCTCTGATCTTGGTATCTCAGCCAGAGCATTTCTCTCTGCTTAGCAAGATCTTCTTCTTTTGCATATCGGTCGTCGAACAGTTCGTTTTCTACTGTCTTATTAACATCCGATATTTCCTTCGTGATATTCTTGACATCTTCCTGATAGCCTTTTATAGCTTCTTCTGACTTAGTGATACTGTCTTGAAGAATTTGTAGACTTGCGTCATTAAATTCTTTAAGAGCAACAAGAGAATCACGATAGGCATTTTCAGTTAATTCCATTTTCTTAGATAGTAATCTAGTCTCTTGTGCCTCTTTAACTGCAATAGCTCGTCTTCCTTCTTCAATCTCTTCCATGAGTATTTTTGTTCTAAGTTTCTTCTCGTCAACAAGTAACATTAGTCGTTTCTCTATTCTTGCTTCTTTCGCTTCCTGCTCAATCTCTTCCAGTTCTTCATCCTTCCTCTTGAAATACATAAATGTTTCGTATGCTGCAACTGCTAGTCCAATATATAGAGTAGCTCTTTGTGCCCCAGAAGCAAATAGATTCATAGAGGATGTTCCAGCTTTTAACGCTGGAATAAGTCTAGTAATGATAGCAACAGATAATGTTCCACCTATTACTAGTGCTAATCCATGAACTATCTCAGCTGTTCCATCGAACATTTTTCCAAGAGGCCCAAGAACATTTAGTAGTTGTTCTCCCATTGTCAAGAAGCTATTCTTGATGAGAGTAGTTTGTCTTTCGACAGACTTGGCATTGTTCTCCATTGTAAGTCTGAATGCTTCATCGTAGTCCTTGACCGAAGTTTTCAGTTCTCCCAATACCTTACGGTATTGAGCCATACTGTCTCCAGCAAGAGCCATTGTTCCGATCATACCACGCATGTTTCGGAAGTTATCAGCAACTGCCTTACTTGTTCCCTCGAAGCTATCAATCAATAGACCCATCGCATCTGCGAATCCAAGAGTCTTGATCATTGATTCGCCTGTCTCGAACCCAAAAGACTTTAAGGTCTTTTTCAGATCTTCACCAGGCTTTAAGAGCTGGGCGAACATACCTCTCATCTGAGTTGCAACTTCGTCGAACTTAATACCTTGAATAGTGATTGTGTCAACAGCTGCCATAAGTTCTTCAAAGGTAACACCTAGAAGACTTGCAGGAACAGCAATTTGTCCGATTGCATTAGCCATCTGATCAAGAGTAACACGACCTAAGTCAACTGACTTGAACAAGATAGCACTGATTCTGTTTGCCTCAGACACGGACATGTGATAGGCATTCATAACTCCAGTAAGAGCATCGACTGCCTCTCTTGTAGTTGAACCAGCAGTTACTGCAAGTTTCATGGCTTGTTCCATGAACTTGAACGATTCAGCTCCTTGTGCTACCTGGTTCGAGATAGCTTCGTATGTGCCTCTGGCAGTTTCAAGTGCGTCTAGTCCGAAGCTATTACTAAGCTTAATGATACCATTAGACCACTCGTTTGTCGTCAATTGAGCCTTCTGACTAATGGTCTGGATTAGAGCAATTTGTTTCTCGAAAGCCAACGCTCTTTCGAAGCCTACTTGTAAGCCAGAGATAATCCTCTGGAAAGAAGCGTATCCTGCACCACCGATGAAGCCTTGTGCAAATGTATCTAAGCCAGAAGTGCGATTGTTATTAGTTAATTGACTCTTCATCCTTCTTGCAGCTTCGTATTCTTTATTTATTGCATTAAGTTCGTTCTTATGACTTGCAGCTCTAAGTGCCTCAAATCTCTTATGATCTTGTGTGCGAGCATTATTTTCTGCATGATAGGCAGCAATTGTCTGTCTTTTTGCCGCTTCTACTGCTTGTATCTCTTGATTGATCTGCTTCATCCTTATCTCATTACCAATCTTAGAAGCAGCGTCAATAGCGGGGTTCTTATTAGTAATAGCTAGAGAGTTTTTTTCAGCCTTCAAAAGATCTCTGCTTACAGCATACTGTTCTTTTGCTTTAGCAATAATCTCTTGAATACTCGCCTTAGAATTAGCTGAATAAAGATCAACATCTTTTTTCATTGCCGAATAATTATCTCTATGAGCGGTTCTCATAGAATTTAGACTGGCAATAACCTTATTCACTTCCTGGAGATTCATTGAGGCATCTACAACTGGTATCTTGCCAAGAGAAGCAATTTCCTTATTACTGTTCCACGCTCCTTTTTCAAAAGTAGATGGGAATGTAGCTCTTGCAGCTTTCAAAGCGGCTATTGTAGAGGCTTGAGTAGCAGCTAGGGAACTAACTACATCTTGAGATGCTGCTGGAACAATTGGTACAATTTTGGTCTTGTCAGATTGTAGAGCCATAAGTTTCTTAATAGCTGTTTCTTGTTCCTTTATTTGACTGAGTCCTTCTTCGTGATTCTTTTTTCTTATAGCAATGGCAGCATTTTGAGCAACATTTTGTTCGTCAATAGCAGCCTTATGGGCAGCAATTGTCTCCTGCTTAATCTGTTCAATATAATTCCGTTCTTTATCAATCTCTAATTTCCGTTGGGCATTATCTTTGGCATTTCTTGGATTAGTAAAAGTATCTTGTCTTAGGTTAATAATCTCTTTCTTTAATGCTCTTTCTCTATCAACAATAGTCTTCATAGAATCAGTAAAAGATTGACCAAGAAATCTCTTTGTACCCTTGTAGTAATCTTTTACATCTAAAGCCATTGCATCGTAAGTTGACTTGTGAACAGTTTTTATTCTTGAGAGATCAATTAGTTGTTGCTTAAGTTCAGCATTGGAACCTGCTACATCTGGAAAAGCTCCAAGATCAACACCTTCGATACTAGGTGCATTTAATGTCTTGTGGACAAATGCTTTAGAAATAGCTTCTTCGTACTTAGCTTTTGCCTCATCTGCAATAGGGGAGGTAAAACCATAAGAAGCAGTTCTCTGTCCTAAAGGAGAAGAAGCAGGCTGAGAAGAAACAGGCTGAGAAGAAGCCGACGAGGCTTGTGAACTTCCAGTCTGCTGATATTCAACCTTAACAACCTTATTTGTAGGTAGGCTCTTTAGAACACTAGCAAGCTCTTTAATCTTGGCTACCTGTGTGTCTAATGTTGGATCAAGAGAAATTTTTAGTGCACCGATACTTGTGGCAAATTCTTTTATTAACTTATCTGCGTCGGCGATAGTTTTTATCATCTTGGAAATATCTATGCCCCAAGAGGCAATGTTTTCACCAGACATTTAAGTCCCTCCTTTGAAGATTTCCTCAAAATATGCCTTTGAGTGCAGATTGAGTGTTTCTACAATGTCAGAAAAAATAACAAGTGTAGCTGGAGACCAAGTTGGTCCAGAAGTCCCTGTCAATCCAAAATACCATTGAAGGGACATTCCAATGAATTCAAACCCTAAAGCGGTCTTAGTCCTGTAATGTTGGAAGGCTTCTTTAGCCAATTTCCTTCCAAATTTTGAAGATCTTTTTACACCTCCACCTTGTCCAGGAAATTTTGGATCTGTTGCAGGATCTCCCTTAATCAGTTTCTCTTTTTCTCCATCAATAATAGCTGATGCCATTCCAACATATTTCGCATACTCTAAAAGAGTATTTGTTGACATACCAGTATCGAAATGAGGATAAAACACTTCTCCAAGAACCTCTTCTAGCCTACTACTAAGTAATGGTATCATTACTTGCTTCTCGAAGTCTTTAAGGATCTTATCAAAATCGTACTTACTAGAGAGTTTCGGTGGTTTCCACTTCATTGTGTTTTTTAGTTTCATTGATAACCTCCGGTTTGTACGCTAATCGGTCAAGGAACTCTTCTTGCTTACCCAAGTTCCATAGCTTGACTGGTCGATGATAACCACAAACTCGAGAAAACACCTCAGCTTCTTTACCGCATTTTGCCATAAAACCTCCTGAAACAGAAATAGGTAAGATTCTTGCGAACCTTACCTATTCCGTTATTGATTAGTCTCTCTTTGTCGGATTGTTTCGTAGCCTAGTAATTCTGCTTGTGCCCAGGCATCGTTATCGTCCCACTCAATTTTAATACCTGGAGGTAAAAGACTAAATCTTTCACATGCTCTCCAGATAATATATTTGTGTGTTCGATAACTTGGGATTGGGGATGCCTTTACACCTGCAGATGACCAGCTAAAAAACTTGCAGTAGCCTCGTCAATCTTAGCAGAGTTAAGACCGTTAGCATCAAGAACAAGTCTGATAACACGGCTAATTTCGATTGGAGAGAAGCCATCATCTTCAAGTTCCTTTTTCCAGTTACTATAGGTAGAAGGATCATTGATATTGACGGTCTCAAAAGCAATATCTCCACAAAGCGAAGAGATGATGCGGTAGTTCCAATGAAGTTCATCGTATTTACGAACATCGTCCTTAAAAGACGCATCTTCAACAAGCTCGCTACGACCATCTGGATAGGCTATGATTTTTGGTGCAGGAACTTTGCAAAGAGATTCGAACAGAGTAAAATCTCTGACCATCTTTGCCTTGAATACCACATTTGTATCCCCATGAGGGATAACAACAACTTGCTCTTTTGGAGTTTCGAGCTTCTTACCTTTGTAAAGCATGAGATGTCCTTTCGAAAATAGCTACCCTCGAAAGAGGGTAGCTAATGTTGTCATTTACGGCTGAGCTTCACGAAGAACAACAGCCTCAGTGACGTTACACTTACCAGAGCAGCTAATCGTAGCCGCAGACAGATCGAAGTCCATCCCCTCATAGCGGAAATCAGAGAGTGTGTAAGTCTCCTTATCACCGCAAGTGGAGGGGACAGGTGTATGGACGATGATAATGTCGACCGCATAAGGACGGCAACCATCACTGTCCGAGGAGAGCCAAGTCGAGGCGTTACCAATATTCTTCAATGCATCAATTGGTGTCGGCACGGCACCTGTGGTCGAGCTACCTGTAACATATTTCCAGGTGAACTCGAAAGAAACCTCGATGGGATCTTCATCACCGTTACGAACCTCATCCAATGCACCCTTGTTCTTGGTGTAGATTCGGTTCACCTTCTCAGACCACTTGATATTACCCTCACCCAGGGTGATCTCAAGTGTATTCGGCGTAACAAGTGTACCATCACGAAGCGTAATGGTACAATTCTTCAGGTCTAATTGCATTGCGTTTTTCCTCCTTTAAGGTAGCTCAATATGGTAATGAGCTTCAACGCTTGCTTGAATGATTTGCACATCTACACGAATTTGACCAAAATAAGATGTCTTGATTCTTTCTGGGCCTCTACGGGTTTTAGGAAGAAGTTCAAGACAACCTAAAAAGGTTCCGTCATCAATCAACGGATCAGATCCATACCGATAACAAGGAATAGATACGCAAAGTGATTCGATCAATCCTGTGTTCTGTCTAATACGATACATAGAAGTATCGTCTTTAACAGAACTGATCAAGGCATTAATCTCAAACACTAGGTCGTATTTACCTCCTTGCTGATCGTAGGTGTAAGGCCCATCAATCCTAAGTTCGTAATAATCCTTTTGAGTATTACGCTCTTTCGGTTGATCTTCAATATACATTGGGAGGGTTCCACAATTTGTATTGAAGTAGTTATTCACGGATGAGACGATCCATCTATGCCAATTTGGGTTGAACATTATGGAACCTCCGCATTCGGAATAGCCTTAACTAATAAGATATGTCCTGCATTCTGGTCTAGGTCATCAATCTGGTTGATCTCAAACCTAAGATTGTCAATGACGACATTATCTTGTTTCCTAAAGACCTGTTCCGTATTTCTCAAAGTAGCAGGCAACTGTCTCTCTTCAACGATAACAAGTCTTGCTGTTTGATCAAAAAGCCCACCATAGGTAAAGTTCTTGTTAGCAGCAAGATACCCAATATCGTATTCAAAATCGGTTGTCCACTTCTTGGGCAAAAGGATTACTCTTTGGAATAAGTAGGTGTCCCATGTTCTGACAAGACTACCTACTTTCAAATCAACCGTTGTTGCGAGTGATCTATAGAAAGTGCAAGGAATACCGTAAAGCCTTGTCAGCTTATACAGTATTAACTTACTCCGTCTTAGAAGGTTTTGTCTTGCCATAACGCCCTCGTGTTTTAAGCTACAGTTCGGTTAAGCTACCTGATGGTTAAGCTACCCTCCATAAGGAGGGTAGCTTAGTTAGCTTACGCCAACATGACCGCACCCTGATTGACATCCAGAACCTTTGTTCCGCAAAGCATGTCCAGAGTGATGATCGTTTTCTGACTGCGGGGCTCGTAGGCTTCTGTGTAACGGATCGAGAGACCAGAAACAGGATCCGACACAACCGCTTCCTTCACGCTGGGCGAACCAGTCAGAGCCACAGGACGACAGACCAGAGTCAACGCATTCCGGCAAAGAGCCAGGTTGTATGTTCCCGCTGGTCCAATACCAATGACATCATTGTTCGCAACAGCAGCCTGAAGCGAGCTATTCAATGTCAGGCTGGTTGTTGTCGAAGGAGGAATTGCACCGTAGTAATCCGCTCCGAGCGACATGATCTGACCAGTAACAGGATTCATTGTTAACCCATCGACCACGAGGGAACCTTCATAGCCAGCTGCATAGCCAGCAGCGAGATTCACCGCACCAGGTGTAACAACCGTGATCACCGCACCGTTAGCAACCGTACGCTTCAAGCCAGTCGAAACCGTCAGACTTGTCGCAGGTGAGCCAACAACTGTCGTAACGCGGAGAGGCGTATCGTCGCCCGCAATCGTGATCCAGCTACCAGCCACCACATCAACAGCGAAGGTAACCGCAAGAACGGTATCACCCGCCACATACCCACCGACATGGTTCACGGAGCCAGCAAATGTGGGAACAGCCGCAGGAAGGATCTGGGGAACATTCTGACACATGTGTGTCATGAAGCCCAGGC